CTTTTGGCCTCTGTTGGAAGCCTTCGTTTGAAGTGGCAAGTTTGATGGCAGTCTCGTCTAAGTCGAAGCCAAGCACGGGACCGTCGACGTAGCGTGACATATTGCCTTCTCCGCAATACAAATCGTAAGTAATGTCGCTAGCATGGGCGTTTAATTTCGCCGCCAATAACTTGGCTTGTTTTTGTTGACACCACCAACGCCCTGCTACAGCCTCTGGTCTCTTGCTGTAGTTGAAATCGACCGTCTTGGGGTCTTCTTCTTCGGGTTCAGTCTGGCTATGTTCAGTAGAGTATTTCTCCTCTTCCTGTTCTCCATCTGAAACGTTGGCTGACGTATCGTCGGTGTCTTTTGGATACCATCCCAGAGTATCCGCTAGCGTGACTGCGATTTTATCTTCTCCATCAAATCGCAGCCTGATGTTTCCATTGGCATTCTCATGTGGACCAGTGGGGTAGTATGTCATAGCCGTCCCAGCTGCAACCAACTTCTCCATTAGGGTAACGTCGGGTTCTCCGTCACTGTGTCCATTTACCACCAGGTTGGGGTCTGAAGGTGGTCCTTCATACCTAACACATGCTGGTAATTCCAATAAGGTTTCTGTGAACTTGCGCAAGGGTGCTACTTTACCAACCCTTATACTGTTCAAACCGTCGAATTCTTTCTCCTTCGACGTAATCCATTTTTCCCAAGTGGATTGGCAGAAACCCGGCACCTCAGTCAGCAAGTATTCCCACATTTCGGCTGTGTCGCCCTGTGGAAATTCCTTGCCAGGCCATTGGCTGGCGTAATATGACAAAGCCCTATGGTCAGACTTGTCGTAATCAGAGATGACGCCCATGGCGTTGGACAACTTTTTCAGTAGTTTGCCAAGCCTACCCAGAACGGGTGAGTATTTATCGGTTTGTGGGAGTGAAATGCCTTTTTCCAAAAGTTTAGAAGCTGACCGTGACAACTGCCACCTTCCATATTTCTTGCCACGTTTGCCGGGGTTCGGACCAATTGACGAACTAGTCATATTGAACTTCCCGATGGCTCTTTTGGGACATGACATGGTGTGATTACAGCCTTCGAATGCGTGTAAATAAATTCTTGAGAAGAATTCCACCGGTATGTCGTTTATGCGGGTCGACTCTGAACATTTGACCGTCTGGTGGTACATCAGTGCGGATTTTTCCATATGTTCTTGTGGTAAGTCGGGACAACTGGTGTCATCCCCGCCTACAGTAGCATTGCAGAATTTTTGGTACCCGTGACCTGGGTACGCCATTTCATAA